TTTTTCTCTGTATGCGTTTCTTGCATCTTCGTATGCTTCTCTTATAACAGGATTTTGTAAGTATTTGTATAAATCTAAATTTCCTACCTGTTGATTTTTTATAAAAGCTTGTTCATACATAGGACCTAAATAAGAATCTATGGTGTCAATTAAATCATCTACACCGCCTGATAAATCTATTTTTGGTGTTTTTAAAGTTTGTTTAGTTACATCTTCTAAAGATTTTAATATTCTTGATGATTGTATATTTGGATCTTCTAAAGCATCTAAAGCAGCTGCTTTTTGTTCAACTGTACCAGACGTTCTTTCAATTAATTGCTTTTCAATATTCATTCCAGGAACTCTTGTTTTAATTCCTCTTAGCTTTCTTGTTACAGCATCTCCGCCATAGTCTGATAATATTTCAACAGGAGTCAATCCAATTAGTTTGTCGGCGGCAATGTTGTCTTGTATTTTTTGCAAAACTGTTTCAATAGGTATTTCATCTCTTGCAAATTGATCTGCAATAATTTTTATTGATTTAACATCTTCTTTATTAAATTTTCCTTGTCTTGACGAAACCATGCCAGTTAATTTTCCTGCGCCTTCCAAAGTCGTTGGTATTGTTGCGCCTAAAACACTTCCAGCTGTTGCACCCAAAGCACCTCCAAAAAGTCTTTCCTCTGCACCACCTTCAGCATAACCAACTCCAGATATTCCTCCTTGCAATGCACCAACTTTAGCTCCTTCTGCTGCTCTGCTTAATAATCCAGAACCAGGCTTAGCAATTTTACCAGCAAGCAATGGATTGCTTAAAATTCTAGCACTTGCAGCAGCAGCACCTGTTCCGCTTGTTCCACCTGTAAAAGGCATTAATAACAATGATGCTACAGCTGGCGCAACTGAACCGACTATCTCTGCACCTAAAGCTGATTTAGGATTAGCTTTTTGAAATGCTTGTAAATCTTCTTTTGATTCTTTTAATCTTCTATCAAAAGATTCTGAAAAAGTTTCATCTGTAAACAAAGAACCTATAGAACCTATAGCAGCACCAATCTCATCAGAAAGTCCAAAAGTTAAACCTTGTAAGGCTTGTGATTTTAAACCAGATAAATAAGGTATTGTAGGCTCTGCTTCTTCTTCAGTTACAACAAGCTCTTGTTCTTGCAGTCCTTGTTGAAGCTTTTTAATTTCTTCTAAGGTTGCCATTATTGTTTTCCTTTAGATTTTATAACTTTTTTAATAATGTCTAATTGTTTTTCTGAATATTGTGACGCATCTAATGTTGCTAATTCATTTAATGTCATCGACTCTAGTTTTATTTTTAATAACTTATCTTCTATTGGCGTTCCATAGTTAGTTACTATTCTTGATGGTTTAAATCCATATTCTTCAGCATAAGTTTTGTATTCAGCTTCTAAATATGATTGTGAATCTGCTTGTGTTTCATAAAGATTCTTAGCTTGTTGTAAAAAATCTGCTCTTGTTGTTTCTGTTAACCTCTCTCCACTTTTTACTCTGTTGTATTGCGCCCTGATTCTTTCTGGGATACCAGCAGAATTTTGCGCTGTTGCAAATTCTCCCTCTCTTACCACAGATCCTGGATCTAACATTTTCATATAATTAAATATTAAAGCTAAATCTCCTGCGGCAGTTGCATCAGTTGATAATATTCTTCCGTAAGCATCTCGAACTTTTATAAATTCTTTTGACTCAGATCTAAAGTCATCTCTAAGTTTATCTTCATCTCCAAAGTTAAAAGCTTCTTTTTCTTTTTCTTCTTTTTCTTTTGTAACATCTGGAAAAACTCTCTGTCCTTTCATTGGGCCTTCGGTGTATCTCCAATAACCATTAACATCTTGTTTCATGCCGTATGACATTTTATCTTTTTTAATATTTCTGTCTTGGTATGCAAGAAATCCTGCACCAGTTGGAATTTCTCCTTCTTCCAATGAATTCAAATAGTTTTTGTAATCTGTTGTCTGACTTTCAATTGATGGTTCTTTCTCAACACCAGGTAAAACTCTTTCACCAGTATCAGCATAATAATTATATCCATCAGCAGCTTTTATTATTTTTCTTTCACCACCACCCAAAAACATTTGCTCTGCACGCTTTTGCTGTACATTAATATAACCAGGCAAACCAAGACTTCTTAATAATCTTGCTTGTTGTGGGTTTGTTTGTTCAGCCATTTTTATTGCATTTTCATATTCTTTTTGATATTGACTTTGCAATTCTAAATTTCTTCTAGCTTGTTCTCTAGCTAGCGCATTTTGTGCTGCTGGTTTGCCCTGTAAGGCTTCACCAAATTGTATTAATGCTTCAGATGTACCCAATCTTCTAGCTTGTTTTCTTTGTCTCACATAAGCATCGATTTCTGCTTGTGTCATTTTTTCTAATTCTTCTTTTGTTTTTAACTCACCTGGCTCATCACCAAATCCGCCAATTCTAGCTAACTTGTCACCAAAACCAGTAAGCTTTGGTATTGTTGGTGGTGGTGATGGTATGTTAGGAGCTTGAAATGATCTTATATCAGATATTAATTTATCTGCCTCTGTGGTGTAAGGTGTTCCCATCATCGTTGGTAAGTTAAGATTTATTGCCATTTATAATACTCCGTAATTAACTTTGTAATAACCACTAGCATCTTTAGATACAGCCTCAGGCATATACTTCATTACCTCTTGTGCAATAACACCTATTTTTGGACTGTCTATACCAAGCTCTTTAGCTTTGTTATTCCAATTCCAAATATATAAATTGTGTCCATTTTTAGATTTACCAATTTTCTGTATATTTTCTTTTAATCTTTCATCAGAAAATAAGCCTACCAATGTTCCAATACCAGCAGCAGCTTGTCCAAACTCTGTTCCTGATAAACCTCTTTCGCTGGATGTTCCAGATGTGCTTATTAATGGTGTACCCAAACCAGCTTGTAATAAACTTAATTGCTGTTGTGGATAAGCTAATGCTCTTGCAAACTCGCCTCTTTGTGCATCTATAGCTCTTTGTTGTAGTGCTTGTTGTTGTGCGCCTATACCGCCTAATAAACCAAGTCCTCTTAATTGTTCTTGTTGTAAACCACCCAATAAACCAGCACGTTGTTGTCTTGCCTGCATCTCTAATTGTGGTTGTGTTAATGCAGCTCTGCCAGCAATATCTAAACCAGCTAACTGTCTTTGTTGCTCTAATGCAGCTTGTTGCATACGTCTTTGCTGTCCTAGCTCTGCACCAAAAATACCTGCTTGTTGACCAAGCTGTGCTTGTTGTAAAGCTCTTTGTTGTTCTTGACCAGCACCAAATATACCTAATTGTTGTTGTCTTGCAATATCAGACTCAGCAGCTCTTAAAGCTTGACCGTAACCTCTTTCTCTTTGTTCAGCAGCTGTTCTTGCCATAACCTCTGCAAAAGGTCTTTGTGATTCTGCTTCTAATATTGCAGAACGTGAACCACCGAAAGCACCTGCTCTGATTGCTCTTTCTTGCGCACTACCACGCGCTATATCAGCTTGTCGCTGTATATCCTGCATAGCTAAATCTATAACCTGTTGTTGATAAGGTGATTGATATGCGCCTATGTCTTGACTTAATAAACCTTGAAATTGTGGAGTAGATACTGGACCTATTTGTGCCGCACCAGGAGCTTGTGTTGCTTCTATTGTTGGTGCTTGAAAACCAGTAACAGGTTGTATAGTAGGTCTAAATTGTTCTTGTGCCATACCCTGTAAAGCTTGTGTTGGGTCATAACCCATGCCTGTTTCAAACATACTTCTCGTAGCTTGAAACTGTCGTAGTTGATCTGGTGAAAAGCCAGCAACCATTGGACCTGTATAGGGTAAGAATGGTTGTCTTGATACACCTTGCGCTCTGCTAAAAAGCTCTTTAAATTGAGCTTCTTGCCATGCTGGTAATTCTGCTACTGATTCTGTTCTGGTTTTTCCTTTACTCATAAGTCTTTTCTAATTAAATGTTCTGTCTCAAATCCTAGATGTTTTATCTTTCTAATCCATCCTTTTCTACCGCCACCGTATAATCTTGTTATACCTGCGGCTTTTGCAAATGCTTCTATTGATGGTAGCATTTCTTCTAATTCTTCGTAATCACCACCACAAAATAATAGATTCATTGCTTTAACTTGTGGATATATTACAAATTCTGTTATGTATGCAGACTTTTTGCCTGGCCATAAATGGAATATACCATGTCTTATTTTATCTTCTATATCGTCAATTGTATAGGAATCTTGATACTTTACAGCTTTTGCTATATAGGGTTTACACCTTTCCCATTCAATTTCCCAAGGATCTTTTTTCGCTTGGTTTATATTAATTACGTTATTAGTCGCCTCTTGCATATTCTACAATACTCATATGTATATCTAAATTACCAGCATGGTTGCCTTGTACTTTTATTATTTCACCTTGATGAATAATAATTGGTCTTTCTAATAACTCTGAAGTGCTATTAGCAGTAATAACTTTGCCATTAAAAAGATTAAAAGTATCAGAACCATGTGTATTAGTAACATCTATTTGTGTTTGTTGTCCTTGATGTTCACATACTAAAAATGATTGTATTACTGAAAAAGTAAAATCATCTCCTGATGGAGCTGTATAAACTGTATAGTCAGTATTAGCTAAAGTAATATTAATATGTACGTTTTCAGCTCTTTGTATATACTGTCTTTGTGAGGATAAATCCATTATCTTCTACCTCTTGGTCTTATGTTTAATCTTATATTACCAACCTGAAAATCTTGTGTTGTGCTACCTGTTACAGTCATTTGTACTTGTCTTGCTGTAAACCTAGCATCGGTATATCCATCATTTTCAAAGGTAAAACTACCAAAGTCTGTTTCGCTACCTAGCGGGGTAAACTTACCTTTAAAACTTATTGTTACACCTGGTAAAGTGTTTGCTTCTTCGTCTGGAATAATTTGGTTACATTGTACATAGTTATCACCGTTACCTAATTCTATTGGACCGCTTGTACAAAACGGAACGTCACTATTTAAGTTTGGTGAATTAGATAATGTGGTTGATTCGTGTTCGTATATAAAACCACCTGAATCACCAGCAATAGGATAATCAAACGCACCTTGGTCAATCCAACAACCTCTATCTAAAGAACCTATAGACCAAGTGTTTTCTCTATAATTCCAAATTATATATTTGTTTGGTCTGTATTGGCTTGTTCCTACAGGAAAACCCCACCATATTTCGTTGAAGTTAGAGTTGTGTCCACCCCATGATGCATTTCTACCAGGAACATTTAAGTTGTCGTATACAAAATCATGTACTTCACACGGTATTTCTCTAACAACCCCATCATAAATAAAGTAAGCATTTTCACCCATCCACGCAAGAAAGTTACCTGTTTGCACGACTGATCTTCTACTTACTGCTTTACAGTTAGAACCCGCTGCTGATATACCGTAAACAAAGGGTGAGCCTACATAACTCATTCTATCTATACCAGTATCACTAAAAATAATTACATCGTTCTGATATTTTACGCCTAATAATGCACGACCACCTGTAGGTATTTGTAAGTCACCAGCTGTATTGGTAGCTTTAGATGTCCAATTTGTATTATCTTCTCTATCACTCCAAGCAACTTTTCTTGGGTCTCCACCAGCACCAATAGCAACTAAATGTCTTTCATTAGTTACTAATATAGCTTGATTATTTATCGGTGCATTACTTACTACAGTTCCTATGGTGTCTGGTGAACCACCTGCTGAATCTGGTCTCCATTGATATATTTTACCGTCACCAGAAAAACAAAATATAAGATGCTCTCCCCAGTTATCAAAGGAGAAATGACCTTGTTGTAATGGTAGGCCTGATTGAGAACGAGCATCGCCATAATCTTCTACGTTGTAGTGGTATGCACCATATCCCAAAGGATCAGCTGAAGCATCATTGACAAAACCTGTTGGTGTTATATCTGTCCAAGTATTGTCATAAAGAACATAGATTTTTTGTCTTGTACCTACTGCTAAAACAGGATTACCTGCATTATCTTTATAGGCATACATACCTATAGGCTCGCCGTCTAATGCAGTAGCTCTTAGTTTAGTCCAACCACCAATAGGTTTTAGAAATCCGTTTTCAAAACGCACAAGATTGCCGTCAACCCAACGACCTTTGTTAGCATAGTCAGTACCGTTTTTAACTATGCCAGCGGGCGGAGTT